AGGCTTGAGTTACCGCTGGCTATGTTGGTAATGTTTCCCAAGGCGGTTGTGTTTACCGTACCCTGACCCGGTGCAATTACCTGAGTTATTGGGCTTGTGTAGTACACATAAATGTTGTTAGTCCCGCTCAACGGAGCAGAAGTGAACGTGATGGTGTTGCTACTGACTGTGTATGCTGAACTGGGGTTCTGGGCTACGTTGTCAATCGTGACTTGGACTTGGGCCACAGATGCGACTGGGCGAGACAGCGTAAATGCCGTGGTTGACCCGTTACCGCTGAAGAAGTCAACGGCTGGGGTGAACGCCTGTTGTGTGGGGGAGTTACCGATTGATGCCATTTAGACCGCCGTCAATCCAGATACCCAAGCATCGGCTGATGTAGCCGCGCTTGCTACTACTACCAAAGCATCACTTGCTTGCAAAATAAGCCTGTTACCTTGGATTACCTCTAGTGACCCGCCAACCGCTACGGTGGCTGTCTCTACCACATAGTAGTTAACTGCTGAACGGGTAATGTAGACATCACAAGTAATGGGTGAAGTAGAAGTGTTAGACACCACAAGGCTGGCTATAGCCAATGTGCCAGAAGCGACTGTTGTAACGGTTGAACCGCCAGTGCTTATGTTCTTTACTCCATACGATACGTTGGTGTAGGTTGCCATTTCTTATCCCATCATAAAAGCTAAGTAGTACGCTTGGTCAAGGATGTTCTGCGTACCGGGGGTGTTAGTTACTGAATACTCAGCAGGGTAAGCTACAAAGACATCTTTCGTGCCCGCACTAAAATTAAGTGCTGAAGGCTGTGTAGCTGAACTGTTTGATAACACCGTTGTGCGGGCTAGGGTTGTCCCTGATGAGGTGTAAGTGCCAATACCTACTTCCCACTCAGACCCACTTTGGCTTGCAATCGTATAGTACGTGGTGTTTGCATTCCCAATGATGGCAAAAGACTGAAACCCAGTTGATGCGCCAAGCAGAGTCACTGTTCCCGTACCAGCCGTTGTGGTAGTTTCTTTTACCCTGTTCGCAAGTACAAAAGCCATGTAAATCCTTTAAGGCGTGTTAACTAAAACCCAATTGGATGTTTCCGAATTATCCACCAAAGCCCAGTTAGAAGTTTCAGAATTATCCACTAATATCCAATAAATAGCGACCACAGTACCCACTGAGCCTACAGCCTGTACACCAGTCAACGCAAAAGATTTAGCAACACCAACTGTTCCTACCGCGCCAACAGCTTGAACGCCTGTTATGGCAAACGTTTTTCCGGGGACTACCGTACCCACTGCCCCAGAAGCAACCACGCCTGTTAGAGCAATAGTGATAGACGGCTCTACTGTTCCAACTGAACCAATCGCCTCGTCACCGCTAGTCGCATCAGACTCGTTGTAGATGACCGTACCAACCGCGCCAGAAGCCACAACCCCAGCCAGAGCAATTGTGATACTAGGAACGACCGTGCCTACTGCGCCGTCCGCTTGAACACCTGTTAGCGCAAATATCTTATTTGGGGTGAGCGTACCTGTAGTACCGTTAGCGTGAACACCCGCTATTAATGGGAAATTGGTTTCGTCTACAGAGCCAACGTCTGCGTTAGATAAAACACCAGTTAAAGCTACTGCTTGACTTTGCGTAACAGAGCCAACACTGCCAGTTGCGGATACACCCGTAATGGCAACAGTGATTTCTACTGTTACAGACCCAACAGCACCCGTTGCCTCAACCCCTGTAAGCGCTATTGTGATATTGGGAACAACCGTTCCAACCGCACCAGTCGCAGCTACGCCCGTCAGGGCAACAACAACTGTGTTTTCCCCTAATGACGCAAACGGGGCTTGTGCATATGCGGAGATACCAAACATGGTCTACGGCTTACGCCGCCTCCGCTTAGGTTGTTGCCAGACGCAGTAACGCGGTTGATGTGGTGTTGGCTGGCATCGTTAAAGTGAACGTGCCCGCAGTAATGGTCTGACTACCAAAGGTATGAACAGAGACCGCTTTATTACTCTGCGAAGAGTTATAAATTAACACCGCGTCAAAGGCTGTGGCTAAAGTCACCGAGGTGTATACAAGCGAAGCTGAAGGCGTAAAGAACGCCACGCCCGCTGTAGATGATGCGTTAGTCGCTGTAGGAGGAGTTGCAGCCGTGACCGCTATACCACCTGCGGTGTACCCAGTACCAGAGACTTCTCCAGTTGCCGAATATGCCGTAGTAGATGCGTTGTAAGTAGCAGATGCCAAATACAAAGCGGCTTTAAAAGAGTCGGTTGCGCTCGTTCCACGGGTTGGTGCAGTACCAAAATTATGAGTCGCAGTCATTAACTCGCCCATGAACGAGGTTGTCATTGATTGGGTATTAGCCATGATATTTCCTTTATGCTAAAGAAGCTGTTTCGCCACCAGCAAAAGTGGGCATTTTTTTCAAGGTCACATGTGCAGAACGATGAACAAGTTCACCCTCTAGCCAGTACTCCACCCATGTGGTGAGTTCGTTGTCGTTGTCCACGGTTCCTTCTCGCTTTTCAAGCAAAGAATCGTCCATGTCGCCTTTAGTGGTTGTTACTAACATTATGAAATCCTTATGATTGCTGACGTATTAGTGACTGCTGGGAATTGTACGGTAAATGTGGCTGTAGAGGTCTTATCTGCGCCAAAATCTAAGACACAAACCGCTGGATTTCCGCCACCGCTTAGATAGATTAACGCACCCCGTGCAGTTATTGCACCTGTCCATGATGTGTTGTTAAACGAAATAAACGCTGTGTCTCCATTACCCACCGTTGGGACTTGGGCTATCGTCAATAAATTACCGCCCGCTACATAGTTGCCACCAGACGCTTCGCCCGTAGCAGTGTATGCAGTTGTATCTTCATTGAGAGTGGCTGAGTTGGTATACAACGCCAAATAAAAACTACCAGACGTAAAGTTAAACGTGCCATTCATCAAGCCCGTCTTAAACGTATTGCAGGTAAAGTTGCCTGTAAACGCCATTATTGGACTCCATTATTCTGCGGTAGCGGAGCCACGCGAGCCTGACCACTGCGGTACGCATCACTGCGCTCCAGACCATCTCCAAGACGTTTAGCTAGTGCTAGTGCTTCCTTGTACTTGGCATCATAGAAAGCCATGATGTCCGGTTCGCCCTTCATGTAGGTGTACGCTTCAACTAATGCACCATAAAGAAGAACAGTATCAAAGTTATCACCCAACCATGTAGTTAAGGCTGTGGTGATTGACTCAGGATAGTAGTAATAATGCAGTTCTACATAATAAGATGCGTCTGGCGTTGGGCCAAGAATTAGTGACAACTCGTTTGTAATAGTCACTCCGTTTATTCTTGGACCAAACAAGGCGTAGTATTTTGGCTCACCCGTGCTGTTAGGAGTTGGATACGCCTGACGTATAAAGTTAACGTCTTTGTTCAATAAGTATTCAAACGTACCTGTATCTAAATTGATAGGGCTACCAGTAGCCCCCGTCACCAACGCTAGAGAATACACAGATAAGAAATCATCAGGAAGAGAAACGTATTTGTTGTTGGCTGTGATGGCTGAATATTGGTTCTTGCGAATAGATGGAAACTGTACCGTGTTGTAAATGCGTTGTTCAGCCTGCGTAATAAAACGATTTATTTGCGTTGTTGAAGACACAACCGTGCTGTCCGCCAAAGTGGTAGACGGAAAGTTGTTCTCCGTATAGGTCTGAATTGCCGTTACTAACTCGGAATAGTTCATCCCATTTTCCCGCTAATCTTGCGCCCTTTGGTTGCAGCGCCGTATCCACGCATCACGCCAACACCGTATGGGTTAACTGGAGCATAGTTGCCTTTGCTGATACCGCTAATAGACGGATTCATCTCTGTCATGCACTGAGCACCAGTCTCTGTAGGTAGTCCTGCTTTAAGTGCTTTACCAGACATGTCGTGTGGCTGGGCATAAACGCTGGCGTCACCAACTTCTTTACCCATCATTTTTTTGCTGAATGTAGCCATTACTTGCTCCCCTGATTTGTTGCACGGGACATGTTACGTCCTTGACGCATTCTGTCTTCAGAGGTGGGGCCGCCCTTTTTGAGCTTAGTCATTGGCTTGCCGGGGTGTAGTTTTTTCTCGTGCTTGTGCACTGCACCAGCAATCATTTTCTTGTCCTGCTTTAAGTCTTTCTTGTCCATTTTCAACTCCTAAGTTGTTGCTATCGTAACTGTACCCAATTGCACCAATAAAGCCAAGTTATTTGGCGTTAAAGCTGCGTCAAAACTGCTTGATCCACCAACAGGATTCCAGCCCCATTGAAAAATTCTGCTACCACCACCAGACTCGCCGTCTGCTAACAAACCAGATACTTGGTAACTCACATCAGGACGCGGGTCACGCACACCTTGCGGGTCACTAACTGGGTACATACCCAACGACAACTGCGGTTGATCTGGGTCCCAACAAGCGGGGCAAACCAACAGGTTGTACGTTTTTGTCTTGATTACTTCCTTGCGTAACACAGTCAGCTTAAATCTAAACCCACATCGGTCACACTCAGCAATCGAATTCTTGCCGGATGAAAACCTATTGCCCATTAGATAAACATCTGACGGGGAACAAGACGGATCGCTGCGCGTTCCTGATCTTCATCCGCTGCCGTCATCCATGCCTCGTCGTACTGCGCCTTCAAAACCTGCAATCTCTCCATACCACCCGGCACTTTAAGCGCCAAATAGTAAGCCAAACCTGCTGTCAAGCAGTTAACAAATCTAAACGGTACGTCCATGACGTTAACGCCCCCGCCAGCATCTTGCACGCGACGCATGCGCCAGTAAACAAACTGATATGTCTGGGAGCCGTCTGGCGTAGGCCAAACGGTAATGCTTTGCTTTTGAACCAAAACAATCGGGGCACTGGCAGTGTGGGCTGCGGCAGTCGTGCCATCTTGCCCGCGTGTGCAGTTCAAAAGGTAGGCTGGTGTGGCACCGTCTGCCACAGAATATTCGTTGTACCCAATCAACTCACTACCTATCTGAATAAAGCCCGCATTGGGAACACTCACTAAACTTGTGATTGGGATAGATGTAGCTGTGGCAGTGATTGTCGAAGACAAGGTGCCTGTTAAAACCGAAGACTGCCCCGTCAAACGCTGAATCCACACTTGGATTGGACGGCCTTGGGTTAACTTATTTGGGATCGTAGCGTAAGTAGAAACACTAATACGCGTAATCGTCAAGTCCGCTTGGTTGCTTGGGCTGTTTGCTTGCGTGCGAATCACATGCTCAAGAATGTCTGCCGTATCGTTTGGCAGTGCGTAGGTGGGTTGCCCTTGGGTCAGGGTAATGACGTCTTGTTCAAACGTCCACATGTTGACGCCACGATTAGCCCAGTCTGCAAACAACAAGTTCAAAGACCGACGGGCGGTTCTTAAATCATAGCCCGTACGCATCTCCGAACCCACGCGCTCAAACGCCTCCTCCACTATTTCAGAGAGGTCAAGGTTGAACGACGCGTTTCCGGAGGTATATGCCATTATCTAAATCCTGCTGTTTTCTTTGCTATACCTTTAGGCTGGGCTACGAATTGCTTCCCGGCTTTTTTGCCAGCACGCTTTGCACGGGTTGTTGCCGCATACTCCGCAGAACTCAAAGACTTAATTGCCGCCTCGGGCAAGTAACGCTCACCCGTTTTTGACGATGGCTTTCCCGACTTAGTGCGCCACTTCTGGTCGCCCCAGTTTTTAAGGGATTGCTGTGGCGCTTTCAATCTTTGTAGCCCCCACCTGCGGCCTTATAGCGTTTAGCCATTACCTGCGCTTTTCTCGCGCTCCATTGCCCTGCACCGGTGCCTACGATTGCCGCAGCTTTGACGCTGTTAAAAATCCGTTTGCGTAAACCGGGCTTGGTGTAGTTACCAGCCTCATTTACCTTGGACTTGGTCTTGCCACCTTCAGCGTACTGCACGAAGTCGGTGTCGTCCTTTCGGGCAGTCTTCTTGCCTTTGGGCATTTTGCTGGGGGCTACTGCCCCCATTCCACGGCTGGGCATCATAGGTTTAGCAGGCTCTGCCGCCCTTGTTCATAGAAATCATCTTGCCTTTGGTTTTACCCTTGATCTCAATGCCACCACCTTTTGCCATGCCGCCTTTTGCCATTTTCTTCATTGGCATTTCTGATTTTTTACCTGCTGCCATTGCTTTTTTCTTGGCAATCATTTCCATGAAAGGGTTTGCTTTAGCCATATCACCACCTCTTTTAAAAGTTTTGCCTTTATCGGCGTTGTTGAACTCTTTGCCCACGGACTGTGGAACTCCGACTTTCTTGGCAAATGATGGGTTGTTAGCCACCGCAGCCATGAAATTGTGTTGTTTCTTACTCGTGCTTGGCATATTTAGCCAACAAGTTTTTAACAGTTTCGGTTTCCCAAATGCGGATAATCATCCACACAATGGTCAATACTCCGCCAATAAGTCCTACGAGCGGAGTTACCCAGCCCATGAAACCACCAAGGCCAACTACAACGGCAGCGCCGTCAGTCATTGTTTTTACGTCGTTGTTCATATCATTCTTCCTTTGGTTTTGCCTTTGACACAGCAACCGTCTGCACGCTTAGAAGCGGAAACTGTACCGCCTTTAGCAAAAGGTTTTCCACCTTTTTCTGGATCATATTGATAATCACGATCACCTTTGTCAATAGCTTTTTGTTCGGCCTCAATGCTTTTAGATAAATCGGACGAACGAGCTTCTCTTCCTTTTGACCCAGAATGTTTTGGTCCAAATGGCACAAAGTTCATTACATCACCAACATAACCAGCAGCCTTAGAGCCAATACTTTCATTAGCTTCTTTTGACGCTTGCAAGTTTTTTAAACGTTGTTTGTCTGTAGTTGTTGCCATATCAGCATTTCCAAGCCCGTAGGCTTTTGTTAATACGTGAATTCGGGTCTTTCGCTGTCTTTGCGGATGTCAGTTTCTTTTTCATGCCGGTCATCCTTGCGCAGAAAGAATCTTTACGACTGCCGCCCTCTGGCTGCGGAGCCTTTAGTCCGGGTTTACCCGGATTGGCTTTGTTGTAAGAAGCCCTGCCCTTGGCGTTTAAACCGCCCTTTTCGGACTTGCCTTCCTTACGCTGCCATGCGGGGGACTTAGCCATAGAATATTGTGATGCCTGTTACGGTACCAACACTTGTTGTTAAATGTAGCCCCGTAGAGGCCAATATGCCCTCGCCGGGAATCAAGACATAGAACGTGTTTGGCGTTGCAAGACTTGCAATATCCATCGTGTAGAGAACGGCGGCTGTAGCGCTTCCGTTTCTAATCTCAAATGTTGCGGCAGTGCTGGCTTTTGGGCTAACAACAATACCCTTCAACCTTGCGCGTCCTACATAGTAAGAACCCGCCGCGCTTAAATGCGCCGCTTGTACATCAGTTTGTTGCATAATTAATCTCCAGTTATGAGGGAGCCGAAGCCCCCATGATTAATTACTGTTGTGAAGGCGCTGGTGATTGAGTGCCATCAGAGTTTGCCACTGCGTAAACAATGGTGTACTGAACCGTACCAACAGTCACATCTGCAATGGTGGGGCGCAGAGTGGCAATAACCGTCACATCGGTAGTACCCACGCCAATTCCGTTGGGGGAAGCAGTGGACGTAGCGCCAGCCCAGTTGCCCAGCTTGGCAGCAGCGCCAGTGTTGGCTAAACGACCTTGGGTTGTAATGTCTGTAGAAGCAAAGTACAAAGCTGTTGAGCCTGTAATACCTAAAGACATATTCGCGGCAGTAGAACCAGTAAACGCCACCAATGTGTCAATATAAATGCTGGTAATTTGAGCGCCAGCAGGAATAGTGAATAGGGTGGTTGTAGTATCGGCAGTGTACACAAC